ATCGTGACAGGTATTCGTCAGTCATTCGGTTTGTTTTGTGATTACCTGAGTATCATAGCAGGTCTTGGGGGTGGTGTCAACCCTTCACATCATAATGATATCCAGCAATGGATCTTTGAGAATTATCACCTGGATAATCTTCGATAGTTCCTTGATATTCTGAAATAAGTTTCTCAGTATCTTTTCTCTCTGCCATAATGTGATAAAAACAATCAATCGGCATACCACCCTGAGATTGTAAAAAAATTTTATTTTCTCCAATTCTTTTAACTATTACATTCTGATGAGAACCAATAGGAGTTAATGAAACTGTAATTGAGTTTTCATCTATTAACTTAGTCCAATATTCTGGAAGTTCAATAACATTTTTATTTTTAACTCTTCCTCTCACATAAACTGCTGCCTCTGGTCCCTCTACACAAGTATGAGTCAGTCTCCATCCCTTTTTTGTTGGGTGTGGAATATCGAAGTTTTTCTTTGCTGATAGAATATGAGCACCACATCCTGACATCACTTCACCAGAAGTAATAGAATCTCCTGCTACATGAAAATTTTCAACAACTTTTGCTCCACCTTTAACAACTAAAGATAAATTTTCCAAAGGTTCGCAGGCAACTCCACCACCTGTTGTTTCTGGTATTACTGCAGGAAGAATGTCAGGAACATATCGGGGATCTCCAACAGGAATCAATTCTCCTGTAAATAAATCTTCATATACTGGAGGAGTTGTATCAACCTCAGCAACATCTGATTGTTTCCTATACTCACTTTCAAGAGGTGAAAATGGTATTTGGGGAACATCTATACTTCTTACCGGACCAATCATCACGGTTGCTTCTATTTGATTAAAAGCAGCAGGATCACCTATGATTGTTGGTCCTTGTATAAAGGCAGATCCTCTTACCTTGGTTGGTCCTGCACCTAAAACATCTTTTGCACTTCCATATCCAACATAAAGTTGGGAATCTGCAACCAAATCATCAGCATTAAATGGCATATTTAAATCAGTATAATTTTTAATATTTAGATTTGAATTAATTTGATATTATAGAATATTTCCAAGATCAGGCACTTCCAACTCAGATGACACCGATAGACGTTTGTTAGAGTAATTTTAATCAGGGAATTGCTGCCAGGGTGCCCCGCTCAAAAAATATTAAACAAGTTCAGATCCGCCGCCTCCGTAGCTGACATTTGATCAAGTGGGGTGTTGAGGAGGTTTTCCTCAACTCCAACATTTCGTAAAGGTTCGAGCTCTTTTGCTCCAACATTTCTTGTTTCTTGTACTGGAGTCGCTGGTTTATTTGGTCTTGCTTGACCTCCAGCTCTTTGTGTATTGTTATTTTCAAATACTGTATTATTGTTTCTCCAACCACCTGGTTCTATTTGAAATGCTTGAGGAACCGTTTTGTGATGTCTTAGATTTGCGGTGGCAGATGTAAGACCCTGAACAAAGGATGCAGAAATATTCATAGATGTATTTGCAACTAGTTCCATATTTCTTGGAGTAAATATTTTTGCACTTTGTTTTGCTTTTACATCAAAAATTCCTGTATCAACATAAACTGCTTTATTTGAGTTTAGATGAATATTTCCTTTTCCTTCTGTTCCAGGTCCTTCCGCAATTAAAATAATATCTTGAGCATTTAATCTTATTTTTCCATTTGGAGCAGATAAAACAATATCTCCATTTTCTGCAACACAGAAAAAAGCATTAAAATCTGTTGGATTCATTCCATCTGGAACTTTTTGTCCACAAGTAATATTGTGAGAACCTGGAGTAGATTGAATCGTCCATCCTGATCTATGACCTGTATTATCCAAAGTCATAAAATGCATTGAATCATGCGCTTGAAGCATGACTCCTGATGTTACATTTGATGTTTGTGACGATGCTTTTGCTCTATGAAGATGTCCAAATTTAATATCACCATGCCTATTTCCATAAACAAGTGCATCAGTATTTTTATTTTCTCCACCCTGACCTGTTTGTGACATTTTATGCTTCTACGTTAATTACTTCAATACCTTCTGGAATTATATCTAATCCTTCTGGCAAATCTCCAATGCGAATGACTTTAAACACTGGTTGTAGGACTGCGTTAAATCCAGTTTTTGTTTTGACACTAATGTTTGGAATATCTGTAAATCCTATACCACTATTTAATACGGTTACTTTAATGATCTGTCCATTTTTTCCAAATTTTGGTCTTAAAACAGCATTATTTGATGGTTCAATCGTAATTTGATCACCTTCTTTATAGTTTGATCCAGGATTTAAAATTTCAATATCCTGTATTGCCAAAACAACAGGATAAGAACCATTACTTTTTGATGGATATTTTCCTTGTTTTGATTTTGATACTACCTTTTCTGGAGTTGTTAAAGTTCCTGAAGTAGTGATTCCAATTTTAACCATATGACCCTTACCAACTAAAATTTGTTTTGGTTCACCAAGATTATTATAAATTTCTACTTGAGAACCTGTAGGTAAAGTAATTTTTGAACCACTTACAACTCGAATCGTTTCCTTAGGATTATATACAGTATACTTATCTTGAGGGTCATATATCACTGTGTTAGATTCTGTTGCAAAAACACTTGCATTTCCACCAACACTTCCATTTTGAGATCTAAGATAATTAACTCCTGGATTAATTGGAACAACACCAATTACAGATCTTGATCCAGTTGGTTGTCCTGTTGTTGCAATTCCTACGTTATTTCTTGATGTAACTACAAATATTCCTCTGAGATTTGATGATCCAGTATATTGTGCAGTAAATGATCCTTGAATTGGTACTCCATTTTGTGCAGTTCCTTTTGCAGTTCCTATGATCAGATTATCAGAATTGATTGATCCAACATAAGTTCCAGAAACCTTAACTTTTTTCTCTGTAATTCCAGTAAATGTTCCACTGATTGTCGAAGATTCAACACCAGGAGTAATAGAAGCAACTGAAGCTTCAAGTACACCACTTTGAGTTAAAGATGGATTTCCAAGAATTGGTCTAAGAACTGCTCCACCTCCATCTCCACAAGAGTCACTAATTGATAAAGATGGTGCTGAAGTATAGTTAGAACCAAATGATGACATATCCAGTCCAAGTATTCCTCCACTGAGTCCTACGATTGCATTTCCAGACGCACCAGATCCACCACCACCAGAGAATGAAATACTTGGTGGACCACAAGGAATTGCTGACGTATTACAAGGAACAATACTACCACCGCCTGGTGACTGCAATCCTTCAGTTCTTCTCTTCAAATCTTCACTTAATGATTTTTCTATATCTTCTGCAAATTTAGTGGGACCATCCCAAATACTCCATTCAGTATTCATTTCGCAACTTACTTCAGAATCGCAAACGAATAGATTTAAAATTCCAAGAACAATATCTGTAATTTGAAATACAACATCTAAGATTGGTCCAACTGCTGCTCCAATTTGTGATGTGATTGCCGAAATTGCTCCTGTAATTTGTCCTAAAATACTACTTAACAAATTTGCAATAAAAGTTTGAACCGCACAAAGAGGACCATTGATAAATTTTTCAAGCAATTCATCTAAAAGACCTTTTACCAAACTTTTTAGATTGTTTAATATTTTTTGAAAAGCACAATATAAAGCTTCTTGAAGTCCATCAAGTTTTTTTCCTTCGGCAGAAACTTTATTTGGTTCTAATTCGTCATATATTGGTTTTAACTCATCCTGAATTTCATTTATAAGCCAACTACGACCGTAATCAAGATAAGATGTGACATATGTTTCAACATAATTCGAAGCAGCAGATGCAATTCTATCTGGTGAAGATACTAAATCAGAATATCTTCCAGCATCGGATCTATATTTATTGATAGAAGCAATAGTTTTCTTCAATTCAAGTTGAGTTTTTGAAATATTTCCCTCTGCTCCAGTGCAAATATAAGGTTTTGGAAGAGTTGCTGGAGTTGAAAGTTTTGTTGCATGATCTATTGCTGCTTGCACCGCACGATTTGGATCTATTGATCCAGACTCACTTGAACCTGGATTTGGTGAAAGATCTTTTGTTGATATTTGATAATTTTGAGATAACCCATAATATCCACTTCTTGGAACATAACCCAATTCTGGATCACCCTTAAACAACTCAGTTTGGGAATTATTTGGAAGACAACCTATGATGCATGGTTGATTTCCTTCCATACCATCTTTGTAAAACCCTATTACAAAATCACCCTGACGAAGATTTGCAGTCTGCTTCGATCCTGCTAATCCACTTCCTGCCGTAACAGGAAGCAGGACATCTGCCATCTCAAGTTGATCGTCTGGAACATCTTTGACTTGAGTATCTCTTCCAACAACTCTAACTTTATATCTTTTACCCCAACCAGGAATTTCTTCCTTTGTGTGTATTGTATCACTTTCATTACCTGCCCAATATTTTTCATCAACAATCTGCCCCATCCAAATATACATTGGACGAGCATGAGATGAATGGGAATCAAAAAATGAGTTATTTGTCATTATCAATCTTCATAAATTCGGCATTCGAGTGAATCTGGATGCGTATCACAATAAAGTTCTAATGGAGTTGGATCATAATCTTCATCAGGATGATTTACTTGATACTGTTCTAATGAATCAAGTTCATCTTCTAAATGACGACGACGTTGACCATTTGTATTTGGATCATTTAACTCATCGCGATCGTCATTGATATGTTGTTGTAAAGATTTTTCCATGGTTAAAATGGTTTTCTAAAAATGGAATCTCTAACTAAATGTAAAGATGTATAAGAACTGTTCTTAGTTATGCGATGTCCAATATCTACTATCATATATATACCACCTTTTCTTTGACTTACTTCAGTGTTTGTTTTGCTTGATATTTCAGGGAAATCGCAATACACTAAGTCGCCAGCATGTAATCCAAAATCTGCAGGAATTGTGACAGTTAATTTTACATTAAAGAGGTTATTATATCGTGCTGTTGCTTGACGAACAATATCTTCTACGTTTAAATTATATTCTGTTGATTTTTCCAGTTGTTTTGTTAATGATGAACCTGGAGGAAGAACACCTGGAGTTGACCAATCAGTGATTATATTACTCACTTGAGACTCATATCCTCCCAGTTTCATTGCATCAGTCCCAAGAGTTGCACTTTCATACTGAACCGCAGCATCCCATAAAGGTTCAACATATTCCTTTGAAAATGGATTAAGTCTGCGAAGTTGAGATTGAAATTGCCCCATTAATAAACTTTTTTCTAAATCAATTTGACTATCAAAATAATAACTTAGAATTTTATTTGTATATCCTGGAGGCAAATCTGTAGTATTATTTTGTATCATAATTCTCTTTGGTCCTTGTTCAAAGAGTTTATCAATAGATCTAAATCTATAACCTCCAGAACCACTTCCATCATCAGCAACTTCATAGAAAAAATAACCTGCAGAAATTCCATCCCCACCTTCAGGAACACATTTTTTTGCTAACGATGTAATTAAGTAGAATGGTTTCTGAACATGTCCAAGAAAAACATAATCGTTAAATCCTGAATCAACAACAACATTCTTTGGTGTTTTTAGACAATCTGTTTTTAAAATTTTAGTAACTGCATCAGGAATCTTACCTTCATATCTTTTTGTTACTCTTGTAGATAGAAGATGATTATCTGCAGATTCTTTCGAATAAAAGTCAACTGTAAATGACATATTTGCAGATGACTCTTGAACATTTCTATACTCTTTAGAAATTAAAGAATAGTCACCCAAATATGCCAATCTTTGACCATACCCATCAGTTACATCTAAGTTTGCAACTTCTGCAGCAGTTACGTTAGCATTGTCTTTTTCTACTACCGAAGAACCTATTTTATTTGGTCTATATCCAGCATCAACAATGGTTGCCTTTGCTCTTACTGTACTATCTAATAAACTCTCATAAAGATTTAATTCTATGGCGCTGGAGGATACTTCTACAGGTTCGTTATAGTGCGAACTGATTACAAATTGGGAAATATTAGATTCTCCACCTTGAGCGGCAATATTTGCACCCATATTATCCTATCTTAAGCATTTGATTACTATTACTATTTAATGCTCCTGATCCAAACATTATAGTTGGATTGGAATTATTCATTGGCATAGGAACTGGTTTTTCAACAATAATGGGTTGTATAGCAACTCTCATTCCTTGACCATAAGTTTCATAAGATGCAAAGGAATTTAGAATTGGACGTTTTGAGTTTTGGGGTCTTATGAGACCACCACCTTTATAGGCAACGTGAACATGGTCACTATGGCCTTTAGGGTCATTCCCTTCATGATAAAGTTGAACTGGTTTTACACCGTTTATTCTATTAAACTCTTCAATTGCTGCAAGAATTTTAGTCTGGTCATCAACACCACGATATCCCTGTGATCTATAGGTCTTTGGTCCATATCCACCAATATCAATTGCTCTAGCACCTTGAGAAGCATAGTGAAGAGACCCTCGGTTATGACCACTCTCAGGCTCCCAAGGTCTATGTTCAGGGTGTCGATGGACACCTGATCCAAAATTACCAAGTCCTTTAGCATCTATAAACCTCCCAAGTTCACCTGCAATTTTACTTCCCGCAGATCCATAACCAGGACCTAAAGTTGTGTCTAATTGCTCAACAGTGCCTTTAACTATCGTTTGATTGATTTGAGCAGGCATCAATTGACCTGCTTTAAATTTAGCAATATTTGCACCACCGGGTTCAAATCCAAAAGTATGTCCATGACGACTTTTTTCTGTTGAATCATCAAGATCATCATGTGATTCTTCAAAAGAATTTGTTCTAAAGTTATCTCTTGGTCCTACAAAAGTTCTTGCATTTTCTTGTTTTGTTTTATCCAACAATGCTGCAGCAATTTTTTCTACAATATTACCACTATAACCTTTATATTTTCTTGCAAATGCAATTGCAGATTCCTTTGAATTTATATAACTCCATTCTCTTATTCCACCATATTTCCTTACTGGTCGAAATTGATTTGGTTGTAAGATGACACCTCTAATACTCTTCGGCCAGCCAGGTAAGGATACTCTATTATAAATTGCTTGAGCAACATCAGCTGCACCTTGATATCCATCCTCCCGTTTATCATTTTCAAAAAGGGCGGCAGTAACAAGTAACCAAAAATCTGGACTATCTGATGTTACACGAATGTTTCCAGGAGTGGTATCAAGTTTCTGATCATCCTGAACACCTTCACCTTCCTTGCTCTTTTCAGTTTCTTTATTAAGTTCTCTGAGTGCTTCATTTACTCTCTGCTCAATCAATATATCAAGCACTTTTGAAATCATTTCACCAGGTTTTACACCTTGATTTACATCAATTCCTCTTCTTGGAATAGTTCCACCATCAGCCATTCCCATAATGGTTGAAGTAAGATTAGATAGACTCAATGATGTTTGTTGATTTGCGATAGTTTGAATCAAATATCCTAATCCACTACCAATTGATTTGTATATTTTTTTATCTGGTTTTTGTCCAAGGGCAACATCAACTGCAGCACCCATCAAATTGCCAATGAATGGTATCTTCTTTAATGTTTCTGAGATTTTAGTTAGAGCATTATATGGTCCAAAATCACGACTGGATGTAGCAGCACCTTGCTGTCCTCCTCCAAATAATCTTCCCAAACCCGATAACCAACCTTCTGGTGGTCTTTCATACTTATTTCTATTTCTTCCAGGTTTTGAATAAAATGTTCCGATTTTTGATTTTCCACCAACGTCTCTACCTACTTGAGTTTTTTGTGGTTGTATTTTTGGTGGTTTTTTAGTTCTTGATACACTAATACTTCTTCTTACTCCAGGTTTACCAGAACCAGTTGAAACTGAACCACCACCTTGTTTTTTCTCAATTTCTGCAGATTCTGCTGGTTCTTTACCTCCAAAAATCACATCATAAAGTGCTGCACCACCTTCACCACCAGCCCAAGCACCAACAAATGCTCCTACTGGTCCACCAGCAGCAGCACCGACAGCACCTAAAAGAACAGAACCAATTCCACGAAATGCTGCTTTTCCTAATGGATCTCCAAGTGCCCAAGATAATCCAAATTCAATTAATCCACCTATGATAGGAATTCTTCCCATCAAAGGTTTTAAAGTTCTAAGTGCTGCTCGTTGAGCAACTTTTCCTCCAATACCACCAGCACCTTGAGTTATTCTTGGTCCTGTTCCAGGAAATCTTAAATTGCCACGACCACCTTGAGTTACCCTAGGTTTTTGTCTCAGAGGATTTCTAAGATCTGGTCTTCCTGCTAACCTACCACCAGAAGTTGTTACACCTCTAAATCCTCTAGCAGCTCCTCTAGCAGCTCCTCTAGCAGCTGCGCCGCCACCAGCACCCCCACGCCCACCAGCAACACCACTTAAAAATCCAGTTCTAACTGCAGCAAGAGAGGCAATAATCGCAGCATTTAAAACAAGATTTAAATTCTTACTCGTCTCCTCAAAAATCTTTTCAGCATTTTCACCGCCGATTTCTTTTGTCTTTTTCTCAATATCATCATAAATGTTATAACTTCCATCAATAAAATTGATTAAAGATGTTGTTAAGTTGACTAAGAATTTAGATGTAAAATCAATAACACCACCAATAATTCTTCCAATAAATTGAAGTTTTGGAAGATACTTATAAGTGTTTGTGAATAACCAACCTAAAAAAGTATAAAGAATAAAGTTTTTAATTCTATCAAGAAAACCAGTTTTTGGTATGAGGTTAGTGGGTAGTCCTATTTTCTTAAATTGTTTTCCTTCTTCAAGTTTACTTTCTTTTTCTTCAAAATCTTTATTTTCATCATCTTTTCTTTTTCTTTCAAGATCTTTGTTCTGTGTTTTTAAGATATTTTTTAATAAATCATCAATTTGAGACAGAATTTTTGCATTATCATTTAAAGAAGAATCACTACCTGCTAAAAGTTTATCCGTTGATAATTTTTTGGTTTGAATTTTTTTAATAGGAACAATAAATTTATCTGCCTTTACAATCGCAGAATTAGATGGTTTTTTTGCTGAAGGTAAAAGTTTTTGAGAATTGATTGCCATCTTATCCTATTCCCAGTTGTTGTGCGATTCTTTGTCTTTCTGATGCAGCTGCTGGAGAAACAGCACTTACCATAGGAACTTTAGTTGAACCACCTGGCATTTTCATATTTCCACCAGAAGATTGTGTGATTGGAGGTAATGTAATCGGTGCCATTTTTCCAGTGTTGTATGGAGTTATGTTAGAAACTCTTTTGTTTCTCATTCCAAGTTTTGCTGGGGTTGAATCAGAATCACTATTGGCAACTAACTGATCAAGAAAACTCTTTCCAACTCTACTCACAGTACCAGATGGAATCATGTATTCTCCTGGTTGTGCTGCAATCAGTTGTCTATCAGCAGCAGCACCAGGAATGTTCCTTCCAGTGTTTTCTTTAATTAATCCACCACCCTGTCTTCTAATTGGATCTGTTATTTGTTCATATAAATCTTTTCCTTTTTTCCTTCCTAATTGTTCACCAATCCATCCGCCACCAGGGACACCAGATTGTCTTCCTTTAGTTCCACCAAGCACTCTGCCGCCAGTTTCAAAAACATTTCTACCAAAAGAATCCAAACCTTCTATTAATCCACCACCCTGTCTTCTAATTGGATCTGTTATTTGTTCATATAAATCTTTTCCTTTTTTCCTTCCTAATTGTTCACCAATCCATCCGCCACCAGGGACACCAGATTGTCTTCCTTTAGTTCCACCAAGCACTCTGCCGCCAGTTTCAAAAACATTTCTACCAAAAGAATCCAAACCTTCTATTAATCCACCACCCTGCATACCTATCAATCCACCACCACTACCTCCACTACCTCTTCTACCTCCCATACCACCACCAGCAGGATTATATTTTGGTGCTGATTTTGCTATTGGATCATTTATTCTTGGTTTATTTTTTAATTTATTTGAAGAATCAATTGATCCCATTATTCTTTTAGCATTTGCAAGTCTTCTGTCTAGGTGTGGAATTCTAGGAGCCTCATAAGCCTTCATAAAATTAGTAGTTGCATCTATAAGATTTTTTGAACCTAACCAAGTGCTTTTTGTCTTTCTACCATAAGGAAGTTGAGGTCTCCCTAAAGAATCTGGGTTGCTAGTATCCATTTCATACTTCACGTATGCTAATTGTTGAGATAAATTATTGATGATTCCTGGACCAAACATTTTTGTTGCAGTGTCCCACCTTCCAGGTGTTTCCCACTGTGCAATTCCTCTACCAGGACCCCCACGTAGTTGATAAGTATTTGGTTTAAGTCCTGGTGCTTCTGTCTCAAAGTTTCCCAAAGCACCAGCAATATGAAAATCCCTTGCCGATGAAAAATTTAATTTCATAGTGTCATAAGCAGTTTTAAAATTCCCCGATAAGGGGGGACTTGCTTGACTAGTTGCTTTCTTATCACCAATCATACCACCTTGATTAAATCCAACTAAACCACCAAGATTTGCAAGACGTAATCCGTTAGAAGTTCTAACTTTGTTTGTAGGGATGAATTGAGGTTTACGATCTTTTACATAATTTGCGACATCAAAACCAGTTTTCTGATATATTGCTCCCTGATCTTCGGGTGTAAGAACAACTTCGCCAGGTCTGGCCGCAATCAATTGTGTATCTGGTCCTGCTCCAGTAATAGTAACTCCAGTGTCACTATCAATTCCATTATATCCACCCTCAACCATTGCACCAGATTTGGCTCTTTGAACAAATCCACCACCACTTACTCCTTGAAGAGAACCAGTTGGAGATGGTGGTCTAAGATTACCAGTACTTGGCATTTCATCTGCCATGGGATCGGTTCCTTGAACGGGCAGTGCTTTTCCTCTGTCTACTTTTGCTTGTTGATCTGCCTGAACAGGCGCTGCTTGCCTTTGTCCCGTAACTTCATTGGCAAGAAGAGCCATTCCTGCAAAAGCAGCAGGAACAGCAACAAAAGGATTCTTAAGAACTGGAAGCAATTTTAATAGTTGTTTTCCAAAAAGTTTAACTAATGTAAGTGTTGATTTTACAAATATACCAAAAGGACTTAAAAATAGTAAATACGCAGCAAGAAGAGACGGCCACCAATCTTTTACAAATCTTACGAGATTGGAAAGTTTTCCTTGGTTTTCTGGATTTTTTAACCAATCCATTAATTGTCCAAATGCTCTTCCTAAAATTGTAAAGAAGATAAATTTCCAAATTCTATCAAGAATATTTTGTAATGGTGCTACTACAGTTTGAATAATATTTTGAAATGCTTTTTTTCCTTTTTCTAAATCTTCTTCTTTTTTCTTTCTTCTCTTGTTTTCAGATTCTTTTCTTGATTTTTCACTCGATTTTTGTTGGATGTTGAATATAGATTTCAAACTACTTAGAATAGAATCTAAAATAGGAGTTATAGACAAATCTCCTTTAGCATCAATAGGTTTATCAACTACCGATACTTTTCCAGTTAATAAAAGTGGTGCTTTTTTTGTAACGGCAAGTCCAGAAATACTGTCTGCAGTTATTTTCTTTTTCTTTAGTTTAAATCTTCCAGTTTTACTTTTAACTCTTCTAAGTTCTTTTACCAACAACTCATCTTCTTCTGTAGGAATTTTTTTAGCACCCATTCTAGCGGCAACTAATTTTTCTTTCAGAAGAGTTTGATAAGTACCATAATCAATGTCGAATATATCTTCAAGTCCAAGGAAATTTAAGATTCTTTCATCAATTTCTTCGTCAACAAGATCTTCATCTCCTTTACCTTCATATTTTACAAGGGCGGATTCTTTCTTCCCATCATCCCTTATACTTTTTAGCAGGTCATCGAGATTCATTTTGCTGGTGCTTTGCTTTTTCTTCTTCTAAATGATTTTGCAATAATGTAACGTATACGTCCCTTTCCCAAGGAATCATATGTTCAATCTCCCATAATGAATATTTATGATACTGCATCAAAGCAAAATTCATTTTGAAATAACTTTCCAGATCCATATGGATCATGCCTATGCGAAAAAACTTGCTAACCCTTCCAAAACAACTTCACTTTCAACTTCGGTTTTTGGATTTGTAATCTTAACAGTATGAGACAATTTAGGCATTGTCTCAAAGAACTTTTCAATTTGTTTGAACTGACTTGAGTTCATTTGATCTAAGAATTCGATTAGTTCTTTTTTAGTAACATCAGATGCTGACCAAACTTCATCCTCAGTGTAGATCTTATCAATACAAGAACCAATCAAATCAAATGACTGATCCATATTATTTTCTGCAGTAAAATCAAAATTATTTTTAATAAACTGGTCAAGTGATGGATATCTCATTTCCATTATGATATGTTCATCAACCTTGATTTGCTTGTTATGTTCTTCGTTCTTTTGAACTTTAATATCATCAATTAAAATTTTAAGAGGAACCATAGTTTCTTCATCATCAGGGCAAATTAAATTAAGTTCAACTTCTTCCCCTACAGATTTTCCTCTGATATTTAAGAAAAGATATTCAATATCAAAAGTAGGAAGTGATTCAACCTTAATTGCTTTTGTCTCGATACAATTCTTAAGAACTGCTTTGATTGCTGTTGTAATCTGTTTAGTATCTTCCGATTCTAATGCAAGAACTAACAGTTTTTCTTCTCTTACAAGAAAAGGTCTATACTTAATTGTTTGTCCAGTTGAAGGCAACTCAAGTTCATAAGTTGGTGTAGAAATCTTAGGTAAAGGCATAATGTCCTATAGAAACTTCAGTGTGATTATTTAGTCATCAGAATAGAGGATCATTATGAACCAAAAGGTGTAACGGGTATACGAATTGGTTGATATGTTGTAGTTCCTGGTGTTGGTGGCCCTTGGTATCCAGGAAGTTCATTACCAGGTGCTGATGGTGCTGTAGTTGGTGAATCAGCTGCAGGAGTATTTCCAATATAATATCTCAAATATGTGAATGAAACAGTACATTTCAACAATTGAGAACTATCATAAGATACTGGCATCGAATTAATGCTGATCGGATAAGCTGCAACAAAATTATACTTTAATGGTGTTCCCTTGTCATTAAATATACTTCCAGAATCTTTTTCAAACTTTGTAATTGAAAGTGATCCACCTTTAGATCCTCCAGCAACGTAGTCATCAGGAAAAGAAACTCTGTAAGTGGTATTTAACTTTGCAATTGTTTTAGTCTGTTCATTTACGGCAACTCCAATCCAAGATTCAAAATACTTAATTACATAATAATTTTTAGCATCAACGTAAAAAGTAAAATCGGACCTATCATCATACGCCCTTCGGTAAGCATATCTTTCAGTTACTCCAGTGTAGTCATCAGTTATTTCATTGGTGAGAAGAGATGATCCAGGTAACGATGCTTCAAAACAAGATAAATTAATATAATCTTGAACAGTTGTTGGTGAATCATTAATACTATAAGCTGTAAGTTTTTGTGCAATAGGTGATGGTGCCTGCACTTGAACTAAGTATGTTGATGTCAGAGCAGGTCTTAAGAGTTTGCTCTTAAGGTCCGACATTTTGACTGGTGCTGTCATCTATAAATACTTTTACTAATATATTATGTAGACGAGATAATGGGACAAAGTATCAAATCTATCTACAAACCAGAGTATCCAAAGAAATATCAAGGAAATCCTAGTAATATAATTTGTAGAAGTAGTTGGGAAAGAAAATTTTGTCGTTGGTGTGATTTAAATGAAAGTATTGTTGCTTGGGGTTCTGAAGAAATTGCAGTCAAATATTACGATCCAGTACGACAAAGAGTAAGGTCATATTATCCAGATTTCATTATAAAAGTAAAAGAAAGTACGGGACAAATCAAAACTTATATTATCGAAATTAAACCAAAAAGAGAAACAATGCCTCCTAAAAAAAGGTCGAGAACAACAAAATCTTATTTAAATGAAGTATACACTTTTGCAACTAATCAAGCAAAATGGAAAGCAGCTCAAGAATTTTGCAAGGATAATCAGATTGAATTCAAAATTATAACAGAAGATGAGTTGAGCATCAAATAATGGATAAAGGTTTTGAATCAAGTGTTCAAAAACAATCTCTTAGAGTATCACAACTCAAAAGAAAACTTGATGGTTCTGAAGATGCAGATATCATCATGATGAACATACTTGAAGTTTTCAAAGAATCTGAGTTTATTCCAGATGTTGGTGGGCATTATACCTTCATATACATTCCCAAAACTCCAGACATCACTTATGATGAACATCCATTAGTTGTAGTAACTGAAATTCAAAAATGGGGATTTAAAGGATTTAATTATCATTGGAGAATGATGAGAAACTATACTTGGATTGAAATTAAAGGAAAACTTCACGTTGTAAAGTATGAAGAACTTGATGAAATGTTATCTATACCTTATGCAAAATTCCGTCTAAATAAATAAAAAACTCCTATAAATGTCTCATACTCTACAAAAAATTGAGATGATTAATCCTCTTGTAAGTGAGGAGGATTTCTGATGGCAACGTATGGATCTAGAGATAAAAACCCCTTTGAGATTCCAAAGACTTATGATTTAAATGGAAAACAGGTCCCTAGTAATAACGGAAATGCAAAATACTATCTGTTAGTGGACTCGGTAACTGGGGATATCACAATAAAAACTAAAGAGGGAAAACCTCCCAGTTCTGCTGGAGGAAATACTGATTTGGATAGGACTGTTGGAACAATTCCAAAAGACGGAGTATTTAAACCAGTGGTTGGAGAAACCACTTCACCTGAAACACAATATTTTACAAGTGCCCAGGGACAAAAAAATGTGAAAAATCATGCGGTCATTACTGCACAAAACGCTGGACTTGATCCTCAAAAAGCACAACAATTAATATTTCCAAACACTGCTCTTCCTGCAGGAGGTGGGACACCAACTACAATACCACAACTTCCATTTTCGCCTGGGCGCGCAGCAGAAACAAAAATTGTAAAATTAGATATTAGATATCCTATTGGACTTGGGACTGACCATGATAGAATTTCATTTCAAGCACATCAAATAAATCCAAGAGCACCAGGAGTTATTGGACAAGTTACAAATTTTACAGTTTCACCAAGAGGATATACTCCTGCAGATGGTATAGTATACTTAGGAATACAAGCACCTATAAACGATCAAAATACTGTTGCTTGGCAAAGTGGTGAAATTAATTCCATAGATGCATTTCTATTGAACTCATCTCTGAATCTTATGAAAAGCCCTGATGCAGCTCAAGCTGGTGCAGATATGATGCAGCAGGCTTTTGACCAAGCAGGTCCAAGTGCTCCACAAATACAACTTTACATTGCATCTCAAGCTGCTGGAGTTTCTAATGTTCTTTCAAGGTATGGAAATCAAGTTTTAAATCCAAACTTAGAACTTCTTTTCCAAGGTCCTCAATTAAGACCTTTTACCTTTCAATTTAAAATGTCTGCAAGAAGTCAACCAGAAGCAGATGCAATTAAAACAATTATTAAGTATTTCAAATTTAATATGGCAGTTAAAATAGAGCCAAGTGGAGTTTTTCTAAATTCACCAAGAGTTTTTAAAATACAGTATCAATATAAAACAGACGGTAATGTACATCTAGGTTTGAATTTAATAAAGGAGTGTGCCTTGACTGCATGTAGTGTTGACTATACACCTCTTGGAAGTTATGCAACTTTTGGTGACGGAACAATGGTTCGTTATGACATGAACTTACAGTTCCAAGAACTTGCACCAGTTTATGATGTCAATTATCTTGAAACTGTTCCTCCTGATCATCCAATAGGTTACTAAAATGACAAAACCATATTTCAGACAAGTTCCTAACTTTGATTACATCAGTCGTCTTCAGGACGGTCAGAGTATTGATGATTATGTTGAAGTTAAAAACCTATTCAAAAGAGCAAAAATAAGAGAAGACATTATTGGTGAACTTGCATATTTTACCAAATATACAATTATTGGAGATGAAAGACCAGATAATGTTGCTTATAAGTTTTATGGAGATTCAACTTTAGATTGGGTTGTTTTAATTGCAAACAATATTCAAAATATTCAGACAGAATGGCCATTGTCTCAAGAATCCTTTGATAATGTAATGCTTGGAAAATATGGTTCTTACGAAAACTTATACAGCACAATTCATCATTATGAATCAAGAGAAGTCAGAAACTCTTTAGGTATTGTCATTATTCCTGCAGGACTTAGAGTTTCTGCGAACTATTCAATTACTTATTGGGATGCAGGAGTGGGAGCAGAAACCATAGTATCAAGTATATCAGTTCCAATTACAAATTACGATTACGAACTTAGAATTGAGAATGATAAGAGAAACATATTCATACTTAAACCAGAATATTTAAATATTGTTTTTAATGACTTAGATTCCATTATGCCATATAAAGAGGGTTCCACTCAGTATGTGAGCAGAACCCTGAAGAAAGGAGAAAATATTAGACTATTTCAATAATCACTCATCTACGAGTTTTTGAAAATAACTCAGAGTATCATCTTCTTCATCATTTGATTCAAAAGAAGGAAGAGAAGGAGATGACTTACTGCGAGAATAGGATTCTTCCAGTTCCGCAATAATTTTATCCTCTTTAGTCGGAGTTGAAACAAGTTCTTCAAGTTCGTCTTCTTGTTCAATAACAGCAGCACGAGCAGAAGATTTTTGTCCCAGCACATATTTCAGACGCTTTTCCAAATCTTCATAAGACTTGAATTGATCTGGGGCAACAATAGCAGAAAGAGAATACTCTTTTTTCCACAGTGCTTCCAGAGCATCATCATCGTCAAAAAGTGCAGAAGAAGAATCAAACTCAGATTTATCGTAATTCCAATAACCTTCTACCTTACGAATCTTAATTCGGAAGTTTGCACCTTTCCAGAAATCAAAAGGATTGATTGGTTCTTCATCATCAAATTCTGGTTGCATAGAATTCAGAATTTTATCAAAAATTTTCTTTCCATACTTGAAGAGAAATACTTTACCTTCATTTGCAGGATTTGCAGGATCTTTGATTACATAGATGTTGCTATAATAAGACAACTTACGTTTTTGCTTGCGAACAGTTTCCTTATCCTTTTCACTACCACTGTTCCAAAGTTCTCGATTGTGCTCAGAAACTGGATCTTTTTGTCCAATGGTAGTCAAAGAGTTTTCAATATACCAACCTCCAGGACCTTGGAAAGCATGTGCATACATTTTTACCCAAGGAAGATCTTCACCCTCTGGAGCAGGAAGAAAACGAATGATCGCAGATCCAACACCGGTTTTATCCATTTCTGGTTTCCAGAAACGATCATCAACACCACCAGAACCGGTGTTCATTTTCTCAACTTCTTTGACCAGTTTTTCGGTCAGAGAACCAAGTTTAGATTGCTTTTTAAGCGATTCAAAAGACATTTGTGTACCTCGTATTAGTTGGATTTGGCCTTTGTGTACTCCTTTATTTTACAGGTCTGACCCAGAAATGTCAATCCTGGATTTCATGGTTTCCAATAAGGATTCCATATTTTTGAAAATAATACTCATGTCCATGTTTTGAGGAAGACCCATCATAACAGCAGAATCCATGATTCTTTTTTTCATTTCTTTTGCTTCTGAATCCTCAGATAAACTCAAACGAGTATATAAAACCTGTTGCTTCTTAAGAAGACGTTCTAAGAGATCTACGTGTTCAATTTTTTCTTCTTTACTCATTGAAGGAAATTTAAATACATTTTTATAAATTTCCTCTTGAAGTTCTGAAATTTCTGCTATTTCAGATCTTACTACCTCAGATTCAAAAAAACTCATACTTCTCCTAAAACAACACTCTTAAGAATTTTCTTGTAGTGGAATACATCAATATTTAGAAATGCTGAATATTTTTTGATTTTCAAACTTACGGTTTCCCATACAGGATCCTGCAACTTCTTATCAAAAACTTTCCCAAACTGCAAAATTTTATCATAGATTACAAGAGTTTCAAGATTAATCTTTCCACTCAAGAATCTTTTTAGAACTGGAGGATGACCTTTTGAACAATCAAAAGCTTCATCAAACTTAAGATTTTGAAAAAGTTCTTCAGATTGTTCTTTAAATAAGTAACTTAAACTTTGATGCCTCTTCATCCATTCAAAGTAAGTTTTTTCGCCAGAGTTGATTATCTCCCCAATCCACAAATTTTGAGGATTGTCCGATGAGACAAAGTTTGCAACAAAAAAGTTTTCAATCTCACTATCTGATTTATTTCTTGACAACTTCTCAAACCAAAATCTATCTTTTCTTTTATAAAAAGATTGTAAAGATGCTCTTGTTTTCTTATTGTACTTGTGATAATCGTATGATTCTTTTGAAAAGTGATTTTTTAGTGCCAAATAGGTCTTATAAGTATCAAAAGGAACCATTTGAAAAAAGTAATATAAGGAATTTTTGCCGGGATTTTTTTCCTCCAAAAATGGAATTAAAAGATCAATTTTGCACGGGAGGTCTTCTTCAAAAAATTAAGTTGCATTGCATCACACTTAATTTTTTCTTTCAATGGTTTAGAAATAAGTTTTGGAACTGATTCTAAATCAATGTTGTTTTGCCCACAAAAATAAATGATAGCATCAATATAATTCATGTTATCATTTTTCTGTACAAGGAGTTCAATCTCTTTTGCAAATCTGGAAGGACAAAAAAACTTATCCTCTAATACTTTTTCTAAGATGTTCTCCATTCTATCAATAACTGTGATGTACAATTTTTTTAACAAAAACTTTTTTTAGTATACGACTAAAAAGTATCAAAGTCAAGTTGGCATTTTATCTTGAACAAACTTTTTGATATATTTTACTAACAATTTAACGTATTTACTTTTATCTTTTTCTTCATAAACAACAAGTTCACCATTTTCACAAGTCATTATGATTACAAATTTCTTTACAGATAATCCTGTAAGTTCGTGAAGCATACACGCATAAGCACAACATTGCACAAAATAACCTTCAATCCACTCTCTTGGTTTTGGTTGTTTTGAAGTTTTAAAGTCAATGATAGAAAGTTCTCCATCAAATTCAGCAATACAATCAACAGTTCCTGCTATCCCGAGAAACTCACTGTAAAGACAACCTTCTAATGCGTAGATATTATTTATACGATTTAAAGCTGGAACTGCAATCTGAAACAAATGTTCGGATATAGGAAGAACATCAGAGTTGCAGTCCATATTTCTCAGATGATGCTCAATCAACGTGTGAGTATCTGTTCCACGACTTGTTGCTTTACGAGTGATGCGATCTGCTTCTTCGTTTCCTACTTTTTTCCTCCAAGTAGCAAACTTTTCTTTACTGAAATGACTGATGACAGAAGTTATGGAAACTAATTTTTTGAGTTCATTATTTTTTGGAATTTTATAATAACGAACTCCATCAATAGTTTCTCTTTCGAGACGAGGAAGTTCTAATTCAACATGTTCAAACATTAGAGATTCAATTCCATTTTTGCAACGATATATTCTTTAACCAATCCAGAACGAACAATATCTTCCGCATTAAACTCAATCAACTGAAAAGATGGCATCACTCTCAAAATACTCATAAAATCTATAATTCCATTTCTCTCGTTAGTTTTTACAAGATCTGACTGAGTTGCATCACCACAGAACATAATTTTAGAATTTTCACCAACTCGGGTAATGATAGAATCTAATTCATGAAAATTTAGATTTTGAAATTCATCCACAATAATAATAGCATTATCAAGAGTTGTTCCACGGATGAATGAGGTACTCCAAAAACTAATTGTTCCTTGAGTTTTCAGATTGCCATATAGCATTTCAAACGAAGAGTCATCTGGCATTTCAAACATATACTTTACCATATTCTTATATGGAATTTGATAAAGTGATGATTTGTCCTCATGGTCTCCAGGAAGAAAACCAATTTCTCTTGTGGCAACTAAAGAACGGACAAGATAAATTTTTTCATAGGGACTTTTTTCGTCTAAAACTTCCCTTAGAGCATTATAAAGAGTGATGAAAGTTTTACCAGTTCCTGCTGCACCGTAAGCTACAAGATGTTTACCTTCAGCATATGCTTTAAATAGTGCCTCTTGGTTATCTGTAAGAGGATCAATTGTCCTCATAATATCCAAGTTTATTGGTTTCTTTCTTTTCATCTGTCTGTTGGTCATACCAAAAGGTACTGGATTCGTAACTTTTTTTCTTGCCATTTAGTTATTATTAAAAGGGTTTTACTCTTGCACCAGGCATTTTTGATGCCTTACGGAGGACTTCATTCCATCCAGGATTTTTGTTAACTAACTTTTGTTGCCACTCACCAACTTCACCAACTCCAGCACATCCTTGAGACCAGTCTTTGTCCCAATCTGGATTTTCTTTTCTCCACTGCTCATATTCTGTCATAGGCATATAGAGTTCTTTTGTTTCACCAGTTTTTAAATTTTTAACAGGATATGTAGGCATAAGTCAAATCATAAGTACGAGTATTTATTCAATACAGATAGATGGGGCATCAGAACAATCAGAACAATCTTCTCCACGAGTCCATTCAAGTGCTTCAGATACTGCAGGAAATTGACAAATAAAGATGCAACGAATTGCCTCCGCAATATCCATATGTTCTTTTTGAGTTCCGTGAGCACTACGAAGATCAATATAATGTATCCATGACCTTACAGATCCAGTCATATAAAGTCTGGTAGGAGTTGCTAATGGCAATACAAATCTAGCACACTCTTTTGCTACACCTTTTTCAAGAAGACGATCATAAAGACGTTGAGAACCTTCAAAGTGAATACGAATAGATTCTAATAGAGTAAGTCGAAGATAATCCGGAAGATTGTCAATTGAATTTTGTCGATTCTTATCATCCTGCCTACGAAGTTCTGGAAGAGGAATTGCTTTGTTCAATAAATTTGTATCAGCATATCTTTGAGAAAATTCTTGATAAGTAAATGATCTATGCCTCAAAATTTGAGCGGCAATAGCTCTACTCGTATTAATTTCTACAGTCATTGATGCTTGCTCAAAAATACTCCAGTGTTGATGCTTAATGCAGTATCCTAAGAGTCGCGCAAAGTTTTGATTGGTTTGATTTTGTGGATTTGAAACACGGGCACAGTATGCCATATGTTTCTCTGCATCTGGTGTTGCAGACACAAACTTTACTTCTGGTTTCATAAACTCAAATTCAGTCAGGATATCAATCATTGTCATAAAATACTTCGTCGTAATCTACAATGTAAGGTGCAATTTGTTCGTAAGGTAAATCTTGTTTATACTCGTCCGAATCAGAATACACTTCTGATTTTAGACAATTTACAAGAGATTCTAGATTATGGACAATCAGTTTGAGTTTTTCTTTATCCATTTTAAAATTACTCTAACAAAGTAATTATAGACAAAAAAAGAGGGGCAGTCAACCCCTCATTTTAACTTAGTTACTTAATAGATGTTTACAAACGAGTTAATAATTCTTTACAGATTTTCTTACATATTTGTTTTTCATCATCACATTCAATTAAACAGTTAAAGTAGTCATTAATCAATTCGCTCTGTTCATTGCATCGGTCAATAGTCTCCTCAAAGTTTTTCCATCCAGCTAGTTGATTGTAAGAGATTAGATTGTGCATAATAACCTCCATGCACAAGGGACACCATGATAAAGAAGTTTTGGTTCATCTAAATCACCTCTTAATTCTACTACTATGTAGGTGATTTGTGTTGGTTTCTTAACAATAATTTATGCCTATTAAAAAAGGGGGTTGCCCCCCTTTGAGATTTACTTATACAACCATTGAATATAGGTTGAAAGTAGAATTGTGCCTAGGACAAATCCAGCAGTTAAAGATATGACAGTTTGCATCATTTCTTCTCCTCCCAGTTCCAGTTGTTACAAGGACGGTAAGCAACACCACGATATGTGTTTGTTGAATGTGATGGGGCGTGTGTTTCTGAATACCACTTGCGGTATTGTAGTTTCGGAGTGTGAGTATTATACTTCACACCACGATAAGTTGCTGTCATCCCTTGGTCCTCTCTTTTACAAACTTGACCCCACGGTAGGTCTCATTGTATTGTTGAGGTTGTTGTTGTGCCTGCTGTTGTTGCTGACGACGAACTTCAGTGTCATATGCGACACCACGATATACGACTTGTGACATTAGGGTTCTCCTTAATTTGATGTTAAAGAGCGTTCCTTCCGTCGGCTTTTGCGTTCTCTATTTGCGAATAGAGAATGAACGACTTCGTTCCGAGTCGGCGTACTTCCGTCTGGTTATTCCAGATGAACGTAGGTGCATTATAGCACCTTTATAAATTTATGCAAGTTTTTTTGTAACTTTTGTTACCGTTCAATATAACTTAACGTATGATTCTGAGAGAACAGTTGTTCAATGATTATATCACAACCAATTTTAGGATTACAGTCTCCACAAGTATACACGTCTACCGCAGCTTTTCCTTCCTCAGGCCATGTGTGAATACTAATATGACTCTCAGATAAAAGACAAAGAACAGTGACTCCCTGCGGATCAAACTTTTTATGTATTGTTTGGCAAACAGTAGCACCGCTCGCTGATGCTGCATTTTCAAGTAAATCTATAAGAAAACACTCGTCGTTCAAAAGAACAAACGAGCAACCATATAAATTTAATAAAAAATGTTTACCCATTTTCCAATTCTTTTAATAAATTACTAACAACTTTTTCAGTTCCATCCATTTTTTTAACAGTAAACAATGAAGATTTCATGTACTTTTTAATTTTCTTATACTTCTTAAGAAGATTTTTTACCTCATCCTTATAAAGAGTAATTTCAATTTTTTCTTCACTAAAACCTTCACTCATTTTCTTTTCCTTTTTTCTGGTGCTCTATAACCCCACAATTTTGGATTTGTTCTACCATATCCAAAATCAATTTTAATTAAAGAACCTGGACCATATTTATCATAGTACATATCAAATATTTTAACTCTGGTTCCCCTACATAAATCCATGAATGTTTCATTGTCTATCCGATAGATAACAATGTATGCATCATTTGGAAGAGACGGATCCTTAATTTGTTGCAGAGTTGTTTTTTCAAACAAAATTTCACAACCATATCGAGAAAAAACTTCTTTCTTTTCTTCAGGTGTCCATTCGTTCATTTTTTTCTCCGCAACTTTTGTCATGAACGTCCACCCCATTGAATATCAGGATAAGCTTCTTTGACAATATCCAAAGTAATTTTATATTTATCTTGAAGATTTTTGTCTTTTACTAAGCATAAAAGTTCTGCCTCATTCGGATGAAGAGCTTCAAGCATCTGAATAAAGATAGTTTCTCTGCGAATCTTTGAAAGGGAATCATTGCCACCCTTTACAAACAAATAAAAGTTTTTATATTCTCTTCTTAAAGATGAATGATCAGTTCCTAAAGGACTTTCGTTTGGTCGATAAGGAACTTTACCTTCAGGCAACATTGAAATTACTGTGCCATCAAAGTTCCAAATAAACAATGATTTAAGTGCATCTGTTGAATATTTTTGAAGGATATTTACCTTTTCTTGTTTTGTTTTTTGCTCATTTACAAGATCGAGAATTTCATTCATAAACGGATTAGGAGGAAGATTTTTGTCTTTCCTCACTGTCGTTTGTACTTTACTCGTCGTCTTCTTCCTGGTCGTCTGTGTGGTCATAATCGTTTTCAAATCTCACTGCTAAAATTTCGTCTGGAACTACATTTCCATTTTCATCAAACATTTCAGGATGCATTGATGGAAAATAATTTTTCTCGTAGAAATGTTGTTTTGCCATCCATCCTATCACACCTCCCAAGAAAAAGAACATAATTGAAACAAGTGTTCCTATGGTGAGTGTTACTGCTAACATAGAAGTTCTCCCGAGAGTTACCTTTTTTTATAATCAAAAGAAAAATCAAATTGAAAATGTATCTCTCTTTTAAGAAGAGAAAACATCTTACCAAATTTAACATGGAATGTTTTTGGTTTTGAAGTACCTCCTCTTTTATTCCTAAGTAACAATTCAATTCCCCGATTAATTTCGGGTTCATCATTATTTAGTTTGCTTATCTCATCTTTACTATTTCTCATAGTTTAGATAAATTTATTCTCTTTCAAATATTTTACAGTATCTACACATCCTCCAATGTGCTCTTGATCATTCAAGATAACTTGAGGGAATGTAGATCCTTGACCAAATTCGGCGTAAAATTGTTCTTTTGTGAAATCAACGCCTAACTTATAAGTTTTATAATCTATTCCACTTAGTTGAAGAACTTGCTCAACTTTACTGCAATATGGACATCCATTTTTAGAATAAACAGAAAACCTCATAGAAATAAAAAAAGTACTTAGTTATTAATCATATGATAATGTTTGATTTTTGTCAATTCATATCTTCTTCAATATCATCTTCAATTATTTTTTAATTATAAACTTTTTATAAGTATACAGTTGAGGCCAAGTATCACGAATGATCTCTGCTAACTTGTAAGGAGTTGTTGAACTAATCATAGAATACTATCAATAAAATTTCTATCAGGTTGTAAATTATCTCTATTTCTTAATACGTCACCACCAAATCCATCCATTAACCATAAAGGTCTATTGTCATTCCAGGCAGTTCTTAGACCTAACACATTCGATGTAAGTGCCCAACTATGATCAGTGTCTAAAATTTGTGGTCCTTTAAATCCAGAAACCTTACGAACACCTCCTGCTCTTGCTGAGTTACTTGGAGCAATCCAATCAGCACCAACTTTCTTTAACCAAGATTGATCTTTATACACTCCAACAGCATAACTCACTCCCACAGGTTTATTGGTAAGTTCCTTTATCCATTTTACCACTTTAGCTTGAAATGTGGGAGCACTTTTACCAGAAAGTTCATTTCCAACTTCATAGATTACATTGTCATACTTTTCTAAAGTCTTCACAGTCTTACGAACGTGAGCTCTTTGATACTTATTCCAGGGACCAATCGTATGAACTTCAGAAGGATCTTTTGGTCCAAGACCATTCAGAGGATGATTTTTCCATCCACCATCAAAGTAGGCATTAAATGCGTGATCAAAAAGAACAACACCAGTCACGATGTCTTTCTTTTCTGCCTGTGAAACTACTTGATCTAAGGCATTATAATACTTTTGATTTAACTCTCCGTTTTTCTTCCACGGAACCACATCTACAGTCGCAACTCCCTTTGTGTTACTACCATAGAACTTATTATCCAATCTCATTCCCTTGGTTTCTATAGTCCATAATCTTGTAAAGTTTCCAGTAATTTTATCAATTGAAACTTTTTTACCATTAAATGCCTGAACTATATTCCAAGTATGATTTCCTGCTAATTTTAGAGGAGTTCCATTAAATGTAAAATAATCTTTAACAACTCGAATGCCCTGAGACATTTTATTAAAGCAATGAATCTGACTTATTTAGAGATCACTTATACAAAAAAAGGAACTCCGAAGAGTTCCCTTATTATACCATTATTTGATTTTTATATCAACCGATTGTTGGAGCAGTCATAAGAGCAACAGGGGTTGCTTCGGCAGCAGCAAGATCCAAAGGAAAATTATGTGCGTTTCTTTCGTGCATCACTTCCATACCAAGTCCTGCACGGTTGAGGATGTCTGCCCAGGTAGGAATGACACGGTTCTGACTATCAATCAGTGACTGGTTGAAGTTGAAGCCATTCAAATTGAATGCCATCGTGGATACACCAAGAGC